CAGTTCAGAACGTCAATAAACTTCTTTTCCATCACGGAACTCATAATTTGTCTCCTTTTCTATAAAAGCGGAGACTTTGCGGTCTCCGCCCAGATTTGCCTTTGGTAAAAATTACTGCAGAACAATCTTAGCAACGCGCTCGATATGATCAATGCTATAACCGAAGGTAAAGTCCTTGACCATCAAATGGATCTTTTCGTTGTTGTTGTCATGATCCTCGTAAGTATGAGTCTCACCCTTCATGTCAAGACGACCAATCTTGCCTGCGATGCCATAGATACGCTTATCCGGGATCAGCAGAGAACCATCACCCAGCTTCTTAGCAGAGCTAATACCCGTGATAGCCACGCCGTCATAAGTCTTCACCAGACCATAACGGTTGAACTCGTCCTTAGCTGCGTCAGACAGATACTCAGCATAACCGGTCATACGACGCATCTTAGCACAATACTTCATCAGGCTGACAGTGAATGGATTACCACCATCGGCATACTCATTCAGATACAGAGCCAGAGTGTCCATATCCTGCATAGTGGGCTCCTTGCCCTGTGCATCAATCTTCTGCTCGCCACCAGTGATAGCGTCATCAACCATGCTGAAGATGTCATAGAACATCTGGTTCTTCAGAGCCTCAGTCATAAAGGTAGTCAGAGTTGCCACACTCTTCCAAGCATTGCGTCTTACATCCACAAAGCTAAGATCAGCCTCGATCTGCTTATTACGCCAGACGGGCTTAATGGTCTCGTAGTGCAGGTAAGACTTCGGCACGTTGCCGCCCTTAGCTGCGTCATAAGCCTTCAGAGTGTTCTTAACAGTACGACCTGCCTCGTAATCATCAAACTCACCAACATTACCACGCTCAAACATGGAGTCCAGCAGCTCATCAGGTGCACCATACAGCTCATCAGTCACGGTGCGGTTAACAAACTGAGCAATCTCCTTGTTGGGGTCACCCTTGTCAATCAGCTCCTCAACATGAGCGCCAACAACCTCAGCAATTTCCTTATCTTCGGCATCCATAGCGCGATTGTACTGAGTCTTCTCAGCAACTTCATAAACACGACCAGGCTGCTTCATCAGCTCGGCCACTTCAATATTCAGTGCCATAATTCATTTCCTTTCTCTTCGCGCAAAATAAAAGAGCTACCGCCAAAAGACGATAGCCTTAAATTTCACGTATCGTATTCAAGTTTTTTCTCTCAATCAAGCAACAGTCTTTGCCTCGGGCAGCACACTGATCATAATCAGCTTGTGGCCGTTGTCGTCCATCACACCAGCAAACTCAAAACGAGAAGTACCAGTAGTAGCAACCTGCCATTTACCGTCAGTGTTGACCTCCAGCAGCTTGCCGACATTAGCATCCTGTGCATCATCTGCCTTATACTGGTCTGTGCCGTACAGCTCACCAGCATACAGAGGAACACGCTTCACCAGCACACCTGCCTCAATCTCGGTGACCATCTTATCATAGTCATCAAAATTAGTCTGGCTTGCATAGATGCCCTCCGGGATAAACTCATGGGCAACCATCTCGATGCCCTCAGCGGTAGCTGCATCAGGGAACTTAACCTGACCAGCCTTGTGGTCAACCTGAACACCCATACCGGTGACCATAGCGACCTTTGCGGCATAATTAGCGGGAATATTCTTCGCGCCGTTCACCATCAGTTCACGAATCATAATATTTTTCCTTTCTCTCAAATGTTATTACTTACCCAAATATTCCCGCCATGCGTCACGCTTGTTAGCGTTAGTGGTGTTATACTTGGTTTCATTCAAATTCAGCTTGATACTCTCAGGCTTATGTACCTCAGATGTCTCAATCTTCTTTTCGGCAGGAGCCTTCTTAGCGGCTTCAACGCAACGCTCGGCAATCACACTCTTGATGCCGGTCTCGTCCAGATTCTCAATCAGACTTGCGTAGTTACCACCCTCAGAAACTTCAGCTTCAGTGATCATCTTGCTGGAGAGTGCGTACTGACGCAGATCCTCCTTCTTCTGTGCAAGTTCTGCAGCCGCTTTTTCTGCCTCTGCCTTCTCTGCCTGATCCTTATATGGAGCCAGAGAAGCAACCTTTTCCTTTGCACTCTGCAACTCAGTATTCAAGCTTGCAATAGTGTTATTCAGCTCCGCAATCTTTGTGTTGACATCGGAAATAGAAACAGTCAAAGTAATATTCTGCGGCTCGCCAAGAGAAACTTCATCACCCTCAACAGTGTAAGGGAACATAATGTAATCCAGCTCGTTCATGTATCCCCACTTCTTACACCAAATAGTGTGATCTTCAGGGAACATATCAGTCATGTAGTAATCAGAGCTAATCTTTGACACTGCATCTTCAAGCTTCATATACAGGTCACGACCAGTCAGACTGGAAGTCTCTGGAGCGGGTTCAGGCTCACCAGCAGGCTCAGTACCGGTTTCAGGCTCAGTCGGGGGAGGGGTTTCACCACCCTCCTCGGAAGTCTGAACATCAGGCTCTGCCGGAGTGGTGGGCTCGGTGGTAGACTCAATAGTGGTCTGTTCTGCCTGCTCAGTCTCGGTTGGATTCTCAACCTGTGCGGTCTGAGTCTCCTTGTCCTTATTCAGTTTCAAATTTTTTGCCTCCTTTTCATTAGATTCTATATTTGAAATCTCTTTTGTGTCCTCGATATAGGCATTTGCCAATTCAAGACCAAAATCGGTTTCAGCGACTTCAAGCAGTTTAGAGCACTTATATGCTGGTTCAACATTTGCACCAAGCAAGCAATGTGCAGTAAACACACCATCGTCAATGATTTTTGCCATGCGGCCACCCACGATTCCCTTATGAGCTTTCAACACATCAATTTCCCAACTGGTATTTAATGTGCCGCTCTCAATACGGCGCATAATCGTCGCACAAGCTTTTGGATATCGCTTCCAGATTTTACAAGATGCAACAATAAAGTCGGTATCGTCAATTTTCTCGATACCGACCGATTGAAAGCTACCGAACGCATCAGTGTCAAATTCGGCAGTCTTGTATTCATTGCCATCATCGTCTTTTCTGGTGACGACTTTCATATTGTGACCTGAGAAATCAAGTTCACCCTTTGGAGCTACGACCAGCTTGCCTACAAGCGGGTTGCCAACCAATGTGCTCATCCAACTTTCAATGGTTTCACGGTTTAAAGCAACCTGATTCCCATTCACTGAGAAGTCACAGATGACAAACTTGGCAAGATAATGGTCTGGATGCTCCGTAATCTCAGAGCAACAGATGTTTCTACTATAGAAATATTCCTTACTCATTGTTCATCACCTCACTTACTATCTTCATTTCTTTGCTGGTCATAAATCTGCTTTTCAGTTTCCTCACCCTTTGGACGACCCGTTTTTTTATCGCTGTCGCCGCCACCACTGGAGTTACCTGTTGATGTATAAGAGGTCTGTCGAGCCACAAACACATCATCATAACCTTCCTCGGTTTCAGCCTGACGTTTACGGAGTTCGTCTTCAGCATGAAGTCCCATATACTCGTAAGCAGTCTTGTAAGAACAGTTCAAAGTGGTAAACAGGAACTGAGCAATCGCCTTCTTCATCTCCATACCCATCATTTCAGTAGTAGAGACTTTCACATCAGGGCAGTACATTGGGTCTACACCTGCATCTTCAAGGCGAATGCGATACCATCGCTTTAATACATCCTCAATCTGTTCCGCAATCTTACCGATATTTTTCATCAGCTGGTCAAGAGACACTTTTGCAGTCGAAACAGTCTGCTGACCATCCGTGTTTAAGAAACTAATACCCAAAGCAGCCATTTCTCGATTGCGATACTGTTTGACAGTCTCGATATTTGTCATCTCAACTTTTGGTTCAACATACTTGATATCCTTAACATAGGGAGCGGTCGTCACAAGCACGGTATTTTGCTTCCATGCACGCAGCAGGTTATCGTGTGCCGTCACCTGTTCAGAAAAACCCTTCTTGTCTTTGTTTGGGCCCATCAATTCAGGGTCAAGCTGTTGCCAGATGATTTTCTTTGCCTTTGCCTTAGCATTCACACGGTCCGAAGTATCAAAAGTCTCAAGCATCAATGCCGGGCGTAAGGCGCGGAATAGGGGAGAAACACCATACTTCTGCCCCATATTGCCAATGCGAATTACACCACAATGGTCAACATCCAATTTTGCGTATGTATCACCATTCTTAAACGCCTGATACACCTCATCTGGATAGTTATTTTGAATCTCAGTCTCCTGATTTTCAAAGAACAGTGCTTTATTCTTCTTATCCTTCAGCATAGATTTGCTCAAAGCGGATTTCAGCTTAGACATGTTAATAAGCACAACAGGCTGTCCATTTGATAGGTAATCACTTATCTCAGCAATACCAAGAGGGTAGTAGTCTACAATGTAGTTCTCATCCTTCTGACGCAGATATGTAATATAAGTGCCCTCTGCGTAAGTCATCGGAATGGCAGCACGCAACAGACTTCGCACATTGATTTGTGTATTGAAATCATCAATCACTTCACGGGCGTAGTTTACCTGTTTGGTTTTGTTACGCTGCTCAGGAAACTGTGCAAAGCTACACTTGAACTCTGTATTGACATTTGCCTCAATCGCGTCATAAGTAATACCAATCAAATCATCCTTGTTAATGTAGTTACGGATAATTCCATTGACAGTCTGCACATTCGTCAGGCTTGACTGTAACCCTCGTGCAAGTTCATCAATTCGATCAACCGTCAGCGTTTCAGAGGAGGCTGAAATTTTCAGGTATGTACTATACTGTTTGTTTTCAGGGTCATAAGATGCAACTGCATTTCGGATGACATTGTTCATTCTCTCTTCTGAAAGCTCATTCAAAGAGGTAATAACTACAGTACCGTCATCTGTCTGTGAAGCAGTCACGACATCAAAATCTTCCTTTTTCTTTCTTGCCACATTTTCACCTCCTCTGCTTAGAAGTCAATGTTAGAAATACAAATCGGCGGAGCAGTCATTGTCTCCACCGCAGACTGGCGCACTTTATCCTTACGACGTAATTCGTATAGACGATGAGCAAGCAAAATTGCAACGTAAAAACGATCATCCAATTAGTTGTTACTTTTATTTATGCTCTTTCCCAATAATAACCAGCACACATTCTCTTAAACTTACTCTTACATGACCGAGCTATATTTCCTGATGATGTATATCCAATAGACTTGGCAGCATCTAAAAGTGACTCAAACTGTCTTACAAATTGTTTATCGAGAGTATATTGATTTACTGGGACTCGTTTTACATTTCGTTTAATCGGTTTTTCTTTACGAAGAGTTCGTTTGAAAATAACGCTGTCAAAATACCCGTCCGAGAAATCATAATCTTCGTATGCCCAAATACATCCTGCATGAGTTTTCTTTCCACGAACTTCATGGCATATAGAAGATATTTGGTGTGAGTTAAAGCCTGCCTTACGTATTTCCGCAAGAGAATTCCAAGTTTTCACAATATTCTTATCCTTGTCGTACTGAATAATTTTCTTGTTTATATGTACTTGGCATTGGCTTTTATCAATCTCAATTTTACGATTACTAAAATATGCTTCCCAAGAAAAATCATCTCGTTGATATTCTTGTTCGTACATCCAGTAGCAATCTTTATACGGATGCATATTTTTTCCTTCGTGGCAACAAAGTCTTCTAATGCACTCTGTTGTATAATGCAATTCTTTATTTACTCGACCAATACCTCCATCCCATCTTTTAATGAGGTTTTTAGACAAGTCGAATTGTAATACAACAAGTGGATTATGAGCTTTCCTCATTTTTAAAATCTGCTCTGGAGTATGTTTGTATCCACGAATACCTTCGCCTCCAAGATCGAGATTATAGCCTGAATTATATGTATCGTATTTTGAAATATAATAAGTTTCTCTTTCGTTCAATTCGTTTTCCTTACACTCTTCAATGACTTTAAATTCAAAGTTCTCTTCTCCAAATTTATTCCATGCGGCTTGAAGATGTTTGTTATGATGACTTTTATCATTCAGAAAACGAATGTGTTTCTTCCAACGGTTTTCAATATCGGATGACTGACCGACATACATCTTTCCATTAACTTTATTTGTAATCGAATATATTCCGATCATATTGACATCCTTTCTATTTTTGCATAAATAAAGGCCACGGTTCTTCCAAGAGTGTCTTTACACTCGACCGTGGCTCTCACATTTCATTATTCAGTTATAGTGTGAGTTCAGACTGGCGCATACTCATCATAAATGAGCCTTAATCATTCAGTCGTTCAGCGTCCTTTCGGTTCGCCCCTGTTTCCCACTTCTGGGGTTCCAAGTCAATTAGATTAAGTTTTACTAATACGGATTATGTATTATTCCGTATGATGCACAATGAATTGTCTATGCATCTTGTTGGCAACATCGGGTGCCAAAGCATATGTTACGGTCGTGTTTTCAGAGTTTGTCGTTTTCTGAATGCTTGTAATCTCGTTCTTCATCAAGTCGATATTAACCCACGCAGTCTGTTCCTCCAAGGAGAGTTCATGCGTCTTCAAAATTTCTTGACCAGTTGATTTATCAACACCATCTACTACCTGAACGTAATCTCCTCCGTTATATTCAAGAGGGAAATGAATGACGCCAAGATTCATCAACTCAATAAATTCCTCAACCATGGCAGTACGGAATTTACGTGGACTAATTAGACGTAGCTTGTCAACAGCATCTGGGTAACGGGCATCATATCCTTCATATAATTCATGATTTGCGTCGATAAAACCACGATGTTCCGCACCTGTTTTATCGGTCCAATTATTAAGCAAACCGTCCGCATATGTAGAAGTACCACCGCCGCCAGCGCCTTGGTCAATCATCAATCTATCAATGTACTCGTAATCAGGATTTTGACCATTGTAATGTAGAATCAACTCATGTAACTGCTCAAGCTGACGATTAGAATCGAGCTTGAATTTTTTCTCATTTGCAATATCAACCATGTTCACACAGTTGATAATATCTCCACACATGCCGTTTTCTGGATCGTTATAAATACGCATAACACCAACAATAGAATTATCCATTGTGCGGGCAGGATCAAACGCAAGAATATACTGATAGTTCTTATCCCAATAAAGCTGTGGGATATACTTTCGCTCATTGCGACGAACTGTACCCCATTTGATAATCTGGTTTACGCCACCATCACGGCTTGGGCGATTATAATATTCACGCAACGCCTTCATTTTATTTGACTTTAGAGCGGCTTCCACTTTGTCTCTTGTCAACAAAGCCTTGTATGGTTTACCATTCATATAGACCTGAATTGCAACATCGCAAATCATGTCGCAAACAAAATAATCACGGTCACCGGCGATCATACGTTTTGCAAAGTTTTTGTAATAACGATAGAATAGTTTATCCATTGTATCCTGACTCGA